AACCTTCGCCGCCGTTTGTTAAGTTTATTAAAAGACCCCCCTTGACTTTTCTGCCTAAAACTGCTATAATATATTGCTCGTGCCGTAACGCCTGTTCATTCGTCAGGTTGTCTTTCAAAATTATAATTCTGTCCTTTGAAGGGACGGGGGTGTGTTTATGATTACCATACACCCTACGACCTGTTCCTTTACCAATGTAATATGGCGTCCCGTCTTCCCTAAGATAAGCGTAGGTATAAAATTTATTCATCTTTTCATACGCCTCCTACTTGTATGGTCTTTTCTAGTATAGTGTGTTTCATCAAATAAGTCATCTTCTGTAATAATTTTGAACTCAACACCATTATCAAGACAGAATTCAGTTGCTGCTTTCCACTTTGCCTGATTGACTGCATAGGTCCTTACTTCATTGATGTATGTTTTAGTTGTTCTAGCAGGTTTCTTTGGTTCTTGTGTCTGCTTTTTTGGTTTAACTTCAACCACATACTTTTTAACCGCACCACCAGTCTCTCTCACTTCAATCAAATAATCAGGATAGTATCTGTGAACTCTGTTATCTACAGGAGACACATAAGGAATGCTAAACTCTTCAGATGCCCATCTGAGTATGTTGGGATTGGTGTCACAGTATTGACAAAATCTTCTTTCCCAACTACTTCTGCAGACAATATTGTTTGGATTTCCTTGATACTTTTCAGGGTGAGACGGTTTATAAATTGACTTTATGCTTTCCGCCATACATAGTAATAGTAATCACGCCTATTTATAGATGGCAGGACCAAAGCCAAATAGTATTGGAACCTCAGCATTGAAGAGCAAGATTATGAATCTTGCTCAAACCTCAGTCTATCAAGTCAAAGTTCAACCCCCAAGGGATGTTGATAGATCACTTGGAGGTTTATACCAAAGGGAAGGTAGAGATATTGATTTGCTGTGTAGTGATACAACACTACCAGGTAGTTCTTTGGCAACTCACGATATCACATCTGACTTTATGGGTGTGACTGAAAAAATGGCATATAGAAGAATATATGATGATGTTATAGATATGACATTCTATGTTGATAAAGATTATAAAGTCATTGATTTTTTTGATGGTTGGATAAACTTTATTACTGGAATGGGACAGACCGCACCATACTCTTCATATAATAGTAAAGAAACTGGATATAGAATGTCTTACCCAAACACATATAAGACTGACATTTTTGTCACAAAGTTTGAAAAGAATATAGCAGACAATGCATTGTTCTATAGATTCATAGATGCATTTCCAATCTCAATGAATGCTATTCCAGTAAGATATGATGAAAGTGAAATACTGAAAGCTACAGTTTCATTCTCTTATGTGAGATATACAAAACAAAATCTTGCAAGCAGCAGTCCTGAAAGAATACTTCAAGAACAAAGAAACTTTGAAAGACTTCTGGATCAAGCAACTACTAGAACTGTATCAGGTGTTATGCAGCCTGTAAATTTTGGATTAACTGGTGCTGGAACTTTTTCAGAAGTTAATCAGAACTTGGCATAATAAATAATCACACTGAAATAATCTATAGGTTGTTATGCCTTTACCAAAAATTGCTACACCAACTTATGAGTTGGTATTGCCTTCTACTAATCAGACAATTAAGTATAGACCATTTCTTGTAAAAGAAGAAAAGTTATTGGTCCTTGCATTAGAGAGTGAAGATACAAAACAAATTACAAACGCAATTACTTCTGTCATTAAAGGTTGTATTATTACTAAAGGCATTAAGGTAGAGAGTCTTCCTACTTTTGATATTGAATATCTTTTCCTTAATATCAGAGGTAAGTCTGTTGGTGAAGAGGTTGAATTGAATATTGTGGCACCTGATGACGGTGAGACAGAGATCCCTGTCAAAATCAACCTTGATGATATCAAAGTGGTTCAGAATGATGATCATTCAAAGACAATTAAAATTGATGATACACTGATGATGGAAATGAGGTATCCATCTCTTGATCAGTTTATCAAAAACAATTTTGACTTTGGTGGTGATACAGACATCAATCAATCATTTGAATTGATTGGAAGTTGTATTGAAAAGATTTATAGTGAAGAGGATGTTTGGTCAACTGATGATGTAAGTAAGGATGAGGTTACTGAATTCCTTGAACAGATGAACTCAATTCAGTTTAAAGAGATTGAAAAGTTCTTCAATACAATGCCTAAACTTTCTCATACAATCAAAGTCACCAATCCAAAGACAAAGAAAAAAAGTGAAGTGGTTCTGGAGGGCTTATCCAGTTTTTTCGCATAGGCATGATCCATATGGATCTTGAGGGTTATTATAAACTCAATTTTGCCTTAATCCAGTACCATAAATATTCATTAACGGAGATTGAAAATCTTATTCCGTGGGAACGTGATGTTTATGTGGATCTTCTGAAGCAACATTTAGAGGAAGAAGAACAAAAAGCAAAGGCAAGACAGAATGGATGAAATTCCAGAGGGTTTAGATGATCTTTTGAATAGTATTAGGGGTGGTGGATCCTCTGCGCTTGCTTTAAGAAAAAAAGATACAGAAGATAATATAGTAGATGAAAGAATAGATGAAAGGATCCTTAGACTTCTTGGTCTTGAGGATGTAACTGATATTGACTACTCTACATATAAAACTCTTCTCAGAGAAAGAGTGGCTGCTGCTAGAATGGGTGATAGCTCTATACCCACTGAAGAAGTAGAACTTGTCACTGAAGAGTTTAAAAGAGTCAAGTCAAAGACTGGTAGATTTAAAGTAAAGAAAAGTGCTATAAAGAAAGATGCTTTCTTTGGAGCAGCAACTACGGCAAAGACCAGAGCATCAAAGAGAAGAGGTGGTCTAAGAGCTCTACCTGCTGCCATTGATAATGAGGAAGAGAAAAGCGAAGAGCAGGATCAGTTTGTTAAAACTGTTCTTGCGCCAAGTCTTGTAACCATTGAAAAGAACCTTGAAGGTATTTTGGATACTTTGACCAAGCAATATCAGCTTGATAAAAAGGAGAGTGAAATTGAAAGCAAAGAAAAAGAAAAAGCAAAGAAAGCAGGAAGGGAAGCAAAGTTAGAAGGAAAGGATGAAACCGATAAAGTAAAAACTACAGCAGAGAAGATAGCGAAACCAGCAAAGGGCATCTTTGATGTTATCAAAGACTTTATTATCAACACTTTGATAGGTGGATCTATTTCTAGAATTATTGAAATACTTAGAGATCCTGCTGGTGTATTTGAGAGGACCTGGAAAGGTGCTATTAATGCTATCATTGGAGTACTAAACTCTATCTTGAAGACAGTATTTGATTTCATACTTCAACCATTCAATTTATTGATAGGTCAACTTGATGATGCCTTGAGATCAATAGAATCAAACATAAACAAAGCTCTTTCTTTATTTGGGCAGGAAGGAATATCTCTGCCCAATTTAAATCCCATACCAGTTCCACAAATACCTACACTAGAATTGCCACAGGAGAAAACAGAAGTTCCTGGAATGGTAGGTGGTGGTTTAATTAATAGCAAAACTGGAAGTCTGATATCAGGAATGGGCAAGGATACACAACTTGTAGCACTGTCTCCTGGTGAGGTTGTGATGAGCAATAAAGCAGGTGATATGTATGGTAGAGATAATCTCCTTGCTATGAATGCCTCTGCTGGTGGAACAAACAAACCCAAGAAGGGTAAGGTTATGGGATTTGAGGGTGGTGGTATTCTTGACTTCATTGGTTCAGGTGAAGGTGGATACAACTCTATGAACCAGGGAACACAAGGTAATAGGATTGTTGGTAGCACACACAATGCTTCCTCCAAACTTGGAAAAAATTTGACTGATATGACAATTGGTGAAATAATGGATAGACAGTCATATCTGATGAACAAATCCAATCCTCAAGTCAGTGACTATGGAATCTTTGCTGCTGGTAAGTATCAGATCATTCCTGGAACAATGCCAGGAGCAGTAAGCGCAGCAAAACTAAGTAGAGATGATATGTTCTCTCCTGATAATCAGGATAAGCTTGGAATGGCTTTGATAACAACCAAGAGACCAAGAGTTGGTGCTTATCTCTCAGGTAGAAGTAATGACCTACACGGAGCAATGGAGGCATTATCATTAGAATTTGCTTCTATTCCTGATCCTGACACTGGATTATCAAAGTATGGTTCAGGAAATAGAACAGCACACACAGTTGAAGAAGTAAGAAACGCATTGATAAGAAGTAGACAGTCTGGGGATGGGGTTAAGTTATCACCTCAGAATAAAAATAAATCTTTCAATCTAATTGAATCTGCTCCATCTTCGTCTGGAACAAATGTGAAGGTTGTGTATGCTCCTACTGGGGCACCAGAAAAATCAGCAGCTACTGCTGGTTCCTCTGCCAATCAAAGGAGAATACCAGCATTCTCAGCAATTGATGCTAACAATTTTGAGATGCTTGTTATCAAATCAATCTACAATATTGCGGGGTAAGATAGATGTTACCAGCATTACTTGGAGCAGGAAGAGCATTACTAGGAAGCACTGTTAAAAACGCAGTCAAGAATAAGGCATTTGATACAGCAAAGAATTTTGTTACTGGTAAAGGTAAGAAGAAGAAAGGAGGTGCTCTGGTAAAAAGAGAGGGAACAGAAATAACTCAAAACAAAGCAATAGTTAAACCTTCTCAGACATATATGGGAAAAACTGTTTCTGGCGGAAGTCTCAGACCAGAAAGAGCAAAGGTTATTGGTGGAGAAGGAGGGAAGGTCAGTTATGAAAAACTGACTCAAAGACTTGATAATATTATTGGAGTGACTAGTGCTTTAGATAAAGTTGTCAAGGCGCAATATAGTCAAAAAGAAAATAACGCAAAGAAGAGATTTAATGAAAGACAGAAAGCAAAAAGAGAGGGGAGAGAAGGACAACTAGAGAAAGGATCAAAGGTATTAGGTGTTGTTGGGGGAGTTGTTGGAATAGCAAAGAAGTTTAATATTTTTGATTATCTTCTGAACACATTGCTTGGTGGTCTTGCTGCCCTTTTCATTCAAAACTTTGATGGTATAAAATCATTCTTTGGAGAATTTGGTGAGTCTTTTGAAAATAGAATGAGTCTCCTCAAATGGGGCATCACAGCACTTGCTAATCCATTTAAGAGCACCACAAAAGCACTTGTCAATGTATTCAAACCTGCTTTTAAAGTAGTAGGAAAAGGAATAGCAAAAGGAATTGATGCTGTTGGGAGTTTCCTCTCTAAGGCATTTGGTAAACTGGGAACTGGTGTTTATAACTTTGCTAAGAATATTGTAAAGAAAATCAATAATGCTGCTTTAACACAAGGTGCTAAGGCAGCTGCCAAGGGAGCAACCAGTGCTACTAAAGGTGTTACAAGCACATTTTCAAGAGGTGTTTCTAGAGTACCACAAAGAGCTGCCATAAAACTTTTTGGAAAAGAAGGTGCCAAGAGATTGGGTTTATTCTCAAAGGCATTCAAAAGAATACCAGTCGTTGGCGCACTGATTGGTATTGGTATTGACTTGGCAATGGGTGAATCACTGGACAGAGCAGTCATTGGAGCCATAGGAGCATCTCTAGGTTCCACCATAGGTGCTTTTATTGGTCAGGGTCTCATACCTATTCCATTTGTTGGTGCTGGAGTGGGTGCTTTAGTTGGTGCTGGTATTGGGGATTGGGCTGCTAAAACTCTTTATGGTAATATGGCTAAAGAGATTGGTGGGCAAGGATTAAGTTTGGCTGGAGAGTCTGAAATCACTGAAGAGCAAAAGAAAGAAAAACTACAAGAGCAAAGGGAAGAAACACAAAGAATAATGAGCACTCCATATGAACCTTATGAGGGAACAGGAGATAGGTCTGGGGCAGCAAATGAGGCAAAGCAAGCAGAAGCAATAGCAAGACATTACAGCAAATCACTTCCTCCATTACCACCAACAAACACAATGCACGGTCAAGCATATGGTGCCTCTAGAAGTGGTGGTGCTAGGAAGCACGCTGGTGTAGACTTTGATATTAGTGGAAATGAAAAGTTCTATTCAAGAATAGGTGGAGAGGTTGTAAATGTAGGAAATGATCCAGGAGGTTATGGAAATTATGTTGACATCTACAACTCTCAATTGAATGTGACAGAAAGAATAGCAGAGGGTAGAGATGTTTTAGTCAAGAAAGGTGATATGATAGCACCTGGACAACCAGTAGTTCAAGGAGAAACCAATACTGGTGTCATTCATTATGAAATAAGAAAAGGAAAGAAAACAACTTTTGGATTTGACAATACTTTAAATCCTCTTGATTTCCTTAAGAGACCTGAAAGTCAAGTAGAGATATCTCAAAAAGCACCATCATCCCCAGCAGTAAGAACAGCACAGTCAGTCCAAAGAAAGGCATCATATGAGGGTGGTGGTGAGCAAGTAGTTGTTGTTCCTGCTCCTCAACCACAACTGATACCTTCAGTATCAAGTGGTAATTCTGGTGCTCCAATAGTTGTTGGAGGGTCTACCAGAGCAATGGTAAATAGTTATTATAAATCTCAGTTGATGGGATTCTTATACAAGCAAGGTTAATGGCAAAACAGAATTCTCCAGCAGAACCATCCAATATACTCAGATTTCAGATAACCTCTAACAAGGGTAATAGTTATGATATAACGCCTGGAGTTGCTGAGTTTAGTTATTATGAGAGTGTTCTTTCAAATACTGTTACAGCAACAATCAGTTTTGTTGAGACTGGAAATGCTTCAAATGGAAACAGAGGTGTTGCTATTGGTGGATTGCTTGACAACCTTCCCATTCGTGGTGGAGAGAGAACTGATATAACAATTGAAGATAACTATGGATACAAACTAAAGTTTGATAGTGGTTTGTATGTAAACAGGGTAAGGAATGCTATACCTGATACTCAGAAAGATGTTTACTTTATTGACCTAGCTTCAAAGGAGTACTTTGCTAATGAGCAGGTCAGGGTAGTAAAGAGATACAAAGAAGCACCTATTTCTTCTCATGTATCTGAAATCCTGAAAAAGGTTTTACAATCAAATTCTAAACTTGATATTGATACTACCAGTTTGAATTATAATTTTTATGGTAATGATAGAAAACCATTCTATATCTGTACTTGGTTGGCATCAAAATCAATACCACAAGTTTCAGCAAGTGGTGGTAGTGGTGGAAATACATTGAATGGCGCAGCAGGATATCTCTTCTATCAAACACGCAATACAATACATTTTAAGTCTATTGATAATCTGTTCAAACAAAAACCAGTAAAGAAATATATCTACTCCAACACTCCTGGAACTCCCAAAGGTTATGATGGTTCTATCAAGAGTTATACTATTGATAGTGATATAGATCTTAACCAAAATCTGACTCTTGGTGCTTACAATAACAGAACTATATTCTATGATCCTGTATCATTCAATTACTATGTGAGAAATTACAGCATCACAAATCAGAAAAATAAAATTACAACAGCAGGAAAGCAAGAAGAGGAGACTGGAAATCTTGTAGCAAAAGAATTTACTCAATCACCAACTAGGTTAATGAGTGCTGTGATGGATGTTGGATACAATCCACCTGGAGCAACCACAAGAGAACAACTTGAAGCTTGGAAAAACAATCCACAGACACCAAACTTTGATGCTCCAAAGACAATGGTACAGTCTATTATGAGATACAATCAGTTGTTTACAATTCAAACAAACATTACAATACCAGGTGATTTTAGTATCAAAGCAGGTGACACTATTAGATGTGATTTTCCTGAGGTTAAAGGTAAAACAGGTACATCAAAGGACATAAATAAAAAAACTAGTGGTGACTATCTCGTAGCACACGTATGCCACAGAATAACACCATCAGAAACATTCACCAGCCTTGGATTGATAAGAGACTCTTACGGAGTAAAGATAGATAAATGATAGATCAAGGACTTTTTCAAAAACATTTTGTAGGAAGGGATGGTTTCCAATGGTGGATTGGACAAGTCCCTTCTTCAGAGGTGTGGAAAGAAAATAAACCAGGAAAAAATGTAAACTCTACATCTGATTCAGATTATAGAGGTTATGGTGAAAGATATAAAGTTCGCATTATGGGATACCATACTGCGAGCAAGGAAGAGATGCCTGATGAGGATCTTCCTTGGGCATCT